CCTTATCTCAAGAATCGAGATGAGTTTAGTACTTAAATTAAATAAAACATTTATTATGAAAAAATCTCTTGACATTATTTCAGAGGTGTGTCATAATTCATTTATTAATAACAACGAAAGGAAAATACACATGAGTGTACTAAAAGGAAACGCATACTGGGCTAGTATAGTTAGTCCAAATACTACATTTGATTCAGATGGAGTATGGTCTATTGATGTAGCTAATCTTGATGAGAAGAATATCAACATAGCTAAAGCTGATGGATTAGACGTAAAGAATAAAGGTGATGATAGAGGTAGCTTTGTTACTGTTAAAAGAAAAGTAAGACGTAAAGATGGTAACATGAATAAACAACCTGAAGTTGTTGATGCTGCTAAAAGAAACATTGCTAACACTATGATTGGTAATGGTTCAGAAGTAAATGTACTTTATAGTACATATGAGTGGGAGTTCAAAGGTCGTTCTGGAGTCTCTGCTGATTTACGTGCTGTGCAGGTAACTAATTTAATACCTTATAACGTAGATGCTGATGCAGATGAAGCTTTTGAAGTAGTTCCTGATGGATTTGTAACTGAAAATTCAGATGAAGAACTAAACTTCGCTTCTTAACCAACCATGAAAGGATGGAGAGGTGCTACTGAACGAGTATCTCTCCATTATTTATTATGAAATCTATTGATACTTTAGTAAAAGATATATATGATTTGTTTGATCCTCTTGTAGAGGTAGATTTAAATGAGAAAGAAGTTGATGCTCATTTAGATTCTTTTACAGAGAGTCTCAAAGAAACATTAAGAAACTTTTTAAATGAAGTTCCTTTAAAGAAACGTAACCTAAGATTGTCTGCAATAGGTAAACCTGCTAGACAATTATGGTATGACAAAAATTCTAAAGAAGAACCTAAACCTTTAGAACCTAGTACAAGAGTTAAGTTTTTATATGGTCATATGTTAGAAGACTTATTGATTCTTTTCTCAAGACTTGCAGGACATACAGTAACTGACCTACAAAAAACAGTAAGTGTTAATGGAATAAAAGGACACCAAGACTGTGTTATAGATGGAGTGTTAGTTGATTGTAAGAGTGCATCAGGTAGAAGCTTTGAAAAGTTTTCTAAGAATAAGTTATACTCTGATGATCCCTTTGGTTATATAGCACAGATCTCTGCTTATGCTGAAGGTAATGGAGTAGATGAAGCTGCTTTTCTTGCAATAGATAAACAGAATGGGAACATATGTTTAACTCCTGTTCATTCTTTGGAGATGATTAATGCTAAAGAAAGGATTGACTATCTTAAAGGAGCAATGGATAAAACTAATCCACCTGATAGGTGTTATGATGATGTGCCTGATGGTGCTAGTGGCAATCGTAAGCTTGCTTTTGGTTGCTTCTATTGTGAACATAAGCGTACTTGTTGGAGTGATGCGAATGAAGGTAAAGGGTTACGTGTATTCAATTATGCAAATGGAAACAGGTATCTTACGCAAGTTAAAAAAGCTCCTAATGTAGAAGAGGTTACATCTTGGTAGTAAATCATTGGTTAGATTTAAGGACAGGCAAACCTTTTGTTCCTGATCTTGAACAGTTTGGTTTTGTTTATATTATTACTAACTTGAAGACAGAAAAAAAGTATATAGGATGTAAACAATATTTGATTGGTAAATCTAAAAGACAATCAAGATGGCAATCTTATATGGGTTCTTCAAAATATTTAAAGGAAGATATAAAAAAACTAGGTAAAAAAAATTTTAAGTTTGAAGTAATTGATGAATTTAAAAACAAAAGAAGTTTAAAATATTATGAGTTAGCTTATCAAGTACAACATAATGTTTTAACTTCTTGTGTTGAAGGATCAGACAATCATAAGTATTATAATAATTATATAGGTGGTAAATTTTTTAGACCTGTTGAAAGAAAGGAGGTAAAAGATGTCAGTAAAGGAAGCAATGTACAACACAGCACTAGCTGAGTTTCATTCTCAAAGAGATAAAGCTATAGCTACTGCACGTATATACTTGGAACATCCTGTTGGTATAGGAGAACATCCCCAAGTTATTGATGAATTTATTAAACAAGTTAAACTAGCTGCTGAAGCAGAAGAAGCTGCGTCTATGTTAGTTGATACATTTAGAGATGAAATAACTCAAGAAGACTAATGAATGAAGAGTACGTTGAGATAATAGCAGAGATAAAAGAACGTGAGAACAGTAGTCCTGAACGAATGTTATTTTTATCTGTTATATTTCAAGCATTGTTAGATGCAACAAAAGAAAAGACTAGAGTAGAATCACCACGTACAAGTGTTGAAAGACAACATGCTCGTGCATGGTTCTTCTGTAGTGTAGGTGTAACATGTGATAACTTTGAGTATGTCTGTGAGAATGCAGGTATGGATGCACAGTATACAAGAAGCTTCGCAATTAAAGTAATTAACTCAAAGGAAATAAAATATGTCAGACAAAGAATCAGAAGAGTCTTGGATAAATCCTGAAGAAGATAGAGGATGGTCTCAAGAAAGTTATAGAAACTATATGAAGAGAAGAGATGCTGAAGAACAAATGATTAAAGAAGAACGATCACCTAAAGCTACTGATAAACAAGTAGGTGGAAACCATTATAAAGATTGTAAGATTATGCCTATTGAATATATAACAAAAAATAATCTTGACTTCTTAGAAGGTAATGTGGTAAAATATATAACTCGTCATAAGTTAAAAGGTGGAGTTGAAGATATTAAAAAAGTAATTCATTACGCAGAATTAATATTAGAACTAAAGTATGGAAAGGAAAATTAAATGGCATCATTAATGGGTAGTAATTATTTACCTACTGAATACCAATCATTCATTCATATGTCTAGGTATTCCAGATGGTTAGAGGAAGAAGGTAGAAGAGAGACATGGAGTGAAACAGTAAGTAGACTTATATCTTTCTTTAAACAACATATTGATAATGAATATAATAGTGTAATTAAAAAGAAAGAATGGAATGATTTAGAAGAAGCTATACTTTCTTTACAAGTTATGCCAAGCATGAGAGCCTTAATGACATCAGGTGATGCTTTAGCTAGAGAGAATGTTGCAGGTTATAACTGTTCTTATATTCCTATTGATAGTCCCAGAGCATTTGATGAAGTGTTATATATTCTTATGAATGGTACAGGTGTAGGCTTCTCTGTTGAAAGACAGTATGCAGAT